ATTGCTTAAACTACCGCCTGATACTGCTTGCATTGTTGCAATAACAGAAGGTGTAGCTGGTCTTGTAGGGCTTGTTTGTGTAGGTATTTGCTCTAGCGTAACTGCTGTATTTTCCACTCTCCACATAATCTCTACATAATCATTGGCGGCAAGTTCTACAAAGTAATTTAATGCAGCAATAAGATGCCCATAAATACTGGCACTTTTACGGGCTGGAACAGTAAATTCGCTATTGCTTGCTGCTATATTTGTGCCATTCTTTCTAAACCAAATATCAGCCGTATGTTGTGCATTATCTGTATTTTGTAGCTGGGCGCTGAATTGTAAGTTATAAATACCAGCGTTTCTAACATTTAATCTACTGCTGTTAGACAAATAAATACCATTAGAAAAATCCGTAGTATTAAAAGTCATTGGGTAAGCTGTTACTGTATCTGCTGCCGTTTGGTCAGTAGAGTCTTGAAATGCACCATACGGAATTGAGTCTGTAAAAGCATTAGCAGAATAAGGCACAAGAATAATCTTTGTGTCAGCACTTATACGCTCATCATTCAAAGTCGTGCTTGTAGCATTACCAGTAGCAAGCGTAACTGTGCCTGTATTATTGGTTTTGCCGTTTAATATCTGCCTAACAATCTCAGCTACATTTCGTGGGTCAGAACCAAAGTTCGGTAATGTACGAAACATTATCTATTTCCCTGTGCTGCAATATCTACATCTACTGCAAGTGCATTAGTCCACAATCCTGTTGGTACTGTTTTAATCCGATGATACCGACCAGCAGAGCGAATACCGACTCGATTCTCGCTATCTGCTGCAACAGCCGTTGAAAAGGTTAATGCACTATCTAGGTTTAAGCGAGATGCAATCGAGACAGTTCCAGAGCCATTGTCAATAATGGGTTTGGCAAGTGTGGCTACGGATTGTGTATTGGGCAATCCAAAATCACCTGTAATTAATGAGCCTGTTTTTCTTTGTCCTGTAAAGGATATTGCTTTAGCGTTAGTAACTCCAGCCAGTAACAATGCGCCACCAGCCCATTGGCGAGAATCCAAACTAACACCTAATGAATCTAATGTGCCAAAAGCATCTAGGCTTTCTAAGGCTAATGTAGGTGTATAAACATTGTTGATATAATTAGCTGTTGTTTCTGCATACGACCATTTGCCTAGCAGAATGTTATAAATTAACTGTTTCTTTTGGCTAAATTCATCGGTGTAGTTCCATATTACTAACTTCTTAACTGGGTCAACAGCGCATGACATTTCATTTAGTTTACTTAGGTTGACATCCTCAAAGAAGAATTTATCTACCTTTTCTGATCCAATAGACTTTACTGCTTGTCCATCGCAACTATAAAAGCCATCGTCTGATAAGAAGAATGTCGTACTAGCATACTGACTAATGCTGTTAGGCGTAATACAGCCTAACCCTCTAGCAATCGTATCAAACTGGAAAAAGAATGGACTACCAATATAAGACATACGCACTACTGAACGCTCTGTCAGGATTAGCCCAAACTCACCACCGCTAATCCCCATAACATCGCCACCATCGGCTAGGTCTTGTGAATCAGATTGGCTTGTTGCTCCAGGTGTCCAATCTGTTTCATCGTTAATATCTGACCAATACACCCTATTTGGGTAGCTTAGTTCATTAGCAGCTACTACGAAATCTCGTACAACTGTTACATAATGTGCGGTAGGTGCTGCTGCTGCCACATCTGCAAACGCTGTAGATGTGCCAATAACCCATGATTGCAATTTGTTTGCGCCATTCGCTGCAATAACAGTATTACCAAACTGAGTAAAGAATGTACGCTCACCAGTTGCAGTAGAGTAGCCACCAGCTTTAGACACATCTGTTAGGTTTGTAGTGGCTGAGTTATAGCGAAATAACTTAGTAGCACCAGAAGTAAACAGAAGTGTTGTTGTATTGTTTTTAGCAGCAAAGATATTGTTTAGATTCTCGCTTGCATTATTTGACAGGTTTACTTCTAGCGGTAAAGCACCATATCCATTAGCTACAGGATATACATTCTTAGCCTCTGTCATTGCTCCTGTTAAGCCAGGTTGGTCAGGCAGCCATTCTGTAAAATTTATCCTTGTAGTTGCCATGTGTTATTTCCTGAGTTCTGTTCTGTCCAAGTGTTTGAATCAGCGTTTACTGGAGTCCAAGTGTTTGAATCTGCATTTACTGGTGTCCATGTATTTGATCCAGGCTCTTGTACTGTCCATGTATTATCTTCGGCAGAGTCAACCGACCACTCTTGACCAAACTTAAATCCTGTCGCAGTAACATTTGCGTTACCATTAATCTCTACATAAGCATTAGCAATTAATCTACCTTGCACCGCAACATTAGCGTTAGCGTTGATCTCAGCAAATCCTTGGTAAGACATACCACCAAGTCCAGCCATGCTACCTGTGCCAATAACCTCTGCATTAGCTAGAGCAACCCGTATAGAATCGCCTGTAAAGGTCGCTGTGCCGTTTATTGCACCATCAGCATATCTAACCCTAGTCGAGCCTGATTCGAGGCTTGCAGAGCCGTTAATTGATCCTTCGCCTTTGGCGATAATTGTGCCATTTGTAGCTACATTGGCGGTACAAACTATATCGCCTAATCCGTAAGCTACTTTTGATCCAGCAATCTCTACATTAGCAGTTGCAGTAATCTCTGCACTTGCACCTAATGTAAGACCACCTAGGGCTTGTACTGTTGCTGTACCAAGTATTTCTGCATTAGCGTTAGCTAATCGTATTGCGTTACCTGTAACAGTAGCGACACCTAGTATTTCTGCTTGTCCACCAAGAGTTCTTTCTGGATCAGCAGTAAGAATTGCATTAGCTGTAATACCAGCGTTTGCTAAGTTAACACAGGCATTAGATACCCAAATATCGCTATCTAGCGAAAAAGGGAGACTATCTAAGCTCCCAAAGTTATTAAGTTGTTCTAATGTCCATGGTCCACATACCTTGCCATCGTAAAAAGTATTATCTAATGAATAAGGTACATTCTCAATCGAGCCATAAACATCTAGCTGCTCAAGAGTAAGAGGCATTACTCAAGCGTACAGGTCAATGCACCAGCACTAATCTTAAACTGATCGCCTGTGCCAATCGACTTAGACGAGTTTAGGATCGTATGGAATAACAGGTTGCCAGTCGTAACTGCGTCATGCAGACCAATATGGCTAATTGTTCCCCAGTTGTTTGTAGCTTGGGCAAAGGTTACATCTGCGCTGTTAGTGCAAACACCATTGCTAGGGGCGTTAAACGATACAGCGATACGAGCATACGCACCGCCAGTACATTCTGTGCCACTACCAGCATCGGTAGGATCAGAAGTAAACAAACCTACGAAACAGGTTGTTGGGCTTGTATAAGATGTATTGCGTAGAACAGCATTTAGTAATGCGTTCTCTAGGTAATTACTAAATTCTGCCATTTAAAACTCCTTGATTAAATTATCGAGCTACGATCATTCGTAATGGAACACCACTATATTCTGCGCCTTCATCAGCTTGCGAAATATTGCTAATAGATCGGTCATACAAAGAAGCCCATACAGGGATTCTTGCATCATTCATAAGGTACGGCTCGGCTTCTGCTAGTGCGCCATATAGTAGGGCATCTACACAGTTAGCCAAGAACACATTACTTGTGTTTGCGCCTGATAAATAGGTAGGCGCAGCGTAGTACAACATCTTTAATGTATATGCAGTATCAGGCTTTGGTGCGAATATAAATTCACTAGCCAATACTGTGTAATTGACTGGCACACCGCTTTCAACTGATCGACTGTTGCGATAGAACACCGATGGAGACATATACTCAAGCGTATAAAGTGGGTTTCCATCTATGTGAATATCTCTTATTTGTAAGAAGTCCGATGGTAAAGATACTGTTGCATCGCCACCTGTCGTACTGCTGGTTACTACTTTTAGCATCTGCCGAATACGCAATTCTCTGCGTAAGCGATCCTCTGCTAAACGGATAAAATCAGGTATTTGTGTTGTTAAGTCCGACCTTCCCAGATAACTCGCTATCGTGGTCTGGAGGTCTGCGTATGTCGAGAGTGCCATTTTCTATATCTTTCCATCCAAATGTTCTTGTTCCGATGTGTCCGATTGCTTTTGATAAGTCATGGTCAACATACACCTCAAAACCAGCATCTTGCGCCTTTATACAGAAATGAATATCCTCTCCGATAATTGCACCATGATCTGACCACATGACATTAAACCAAGGTCTAGGAATCTTAGCCAAAATACTTGTTTTTACTAATGTCACACCAAAACCAACTGCTGTTACTTTTTCTATGCTCTTGCGTTTTAATGAGTCTAGATGAATCCAACTATGTTCTTTTTCGTTCTTAATAATTAAGTTCATTGCTGTAGGCTTTATAGGCTCTACTCTTGATGTTGCATTAACGCCAACAATGTCTTTATTTCTTTCTAACAGCACTTGCAAAGTATCTTTTGGGAATCGCATATCGCTGTCAATCCACAAAAGATAGTCTGCTTTCCAATTCAAGCCTTCTTCGCTCAAGCTCGTCTGCTCGTAAGATGGGTACAATGCTTGCATGGCTAAAGACCAACACATCGTTTGGTACAAACGGTGCTGATCCTACAACTGCTGGCTCAACCACTCGTTCCGATGGTGTTGTTCGTACATTCACAGAGACACTTCTCAAAGAAGTTATTCGTGAGGCATACATCAACGGTGGTAATCCAAAGGTTCTCTATGTTTCGCCAATCGGCAAGCAAAAGACCTCTGAGTTTGCTGGTATTGCAGCACAACGCTACATGGCTCCTGGTGATGCTCCTACGACCATCATTGGTGCAGCCGATGTATATTTGAGCGACTTTGGTTCTATTTCGATTGTTCCAAATCGTTTCATGCGTACTCGTGATGCAATCGTGGTTGATCCTGAGTATGCATCATTAGCTTACTTGCGCCCATTCCAAACTATCGAATTGGCAAAAACTGGTGACTCTGAAAAGACCCAGTTACTTGCTGAGTTGACATTGGAAATGCGTAATGAAGCAGCACATGGTATTGTTGCAGACTTGAACTTTGCTCTGTAATTGATGTAGAATAGGGGTGGGCAAAACTCACCCCTATTTCTATGAAAAAACTTGTATCAGTTGACCAATCGTCTAAGAAGTTTACAGAGGCAGAACACGATGGAGAAGGCGGTCTTATTATTCGGACAGCCCAAGATGTAACTGAAATTGTAGAAAAGAATAAAGCAGAATATAACGCTGGTTCAGTCCATGACAAATGGGGTGATCTTACGAAAATTGCTACTTTGCCATTTACAATTATTGACACACTTAATCGCAGAGGTATTATGCGAGGCTTTGCAGTAATCGATGAGAAGGAGTTTAGGAAGTTTCTAAATGACCCTGAAAACAGATTCTTTCGTACAAGACCAGGCAAAGTATGAAAAAACCAAGAGTAGTTGTATGTGTACCTTGTAGAGATCAAGTAATGGCTGGCTTTTGCTTTGACTTAGCCAAGCTCATGGCTTACGAAGGTAAACGCAATAAAGTAGAAATAGAAGTAATGCAGATGACAGGCACACTAATCTTTACTCAACGAGAACGATTGAGCGAAGAAGCCTTGAATTGGAAAGCAGACTATCTGTTGTGGATTGACAGCAATATGCGATTCCCAAATGATACTTTGC